ACGCTCAACCAAAGGCCCCAAATTAAGGTAGATGGAATCAGTATCTGAAGCAATAACATAGTCAACCTCCTGTGTTTTTAAGATCTTATTGATCTTCTCATTCATTTTATTCTCTATCCAGCGTATGGATACTTGGCCAGACAAAGTAATGGCTTCTGCATTATCAAGTTTGTAATACCTGAAGTACTGATTACCAATAGCACCATAAGCACTGTTAAGTGAGATCTTCTTTGCCATCTGTATATTGTTGCACCTAGCAATCTCCTTCTCAAGTGCCTTGGATGGTGTCTTCTCATACTGCTGTTTTGCTTGCAACATTCTCTTCTTGAAGATGACCCTTTCATTGTACATCTTGTCCATAAGTTCAGGAAGGAACCCACGTACATCCTTCCTATATTGCGCTCCATTTGCACAAACTGCATAATCTCCATCAATAACTACCTCCTCATTTAAGAACCCTTCAACACTTGCACTGGGATGTTTAGTTTCCCTGAGGGTCTCTGGGGAAATATTGTACTGCATAATAAGGTGAGGATACAGACTGTTGAGATCAAAACTAACAACCCAATCATACTTTCCTGGTATCGGTTCCTTGACATAAGCACCTGCATATTTGTCATTTTTTTGAGATCTATCTTTAGGAGGGATAACAATATTCCTCTTCTTCAGATAGTTGTAGATTATGGTATCCCACATTCTAACCTGAAAGAATACATCTGCGAAATTAACCTTAGCATCATATGCCATAGTCAATGCTAGTTCAATCAGTTTCATCTTGTCTTCCAAACGGTCAACAAGTTCCACGTCAATTATATTGTATTCTACAAACTTTTGCCACCCCTTAGTGTAGAAATCCTTAAAGGTATCAAACTCACTGTGATCTAACTTCTTCTGTCCTAGTTCTACACCAGCAATATAATCCAACCTATAAGACTCCTGTGCCTTATAAGTAAACTTCTTATATAAGGAAAGATAATCCAGTTGTGTAAGACCAGCAACATCATAATAGAGATGCCTTCTACCCTTAATATAAATCTCATTTTCAGTATTCATTCCCCAAGGAGACAATCTCTTCATCTCCTTCTCACCAAGAACCCTATTCAATCTCTTGGATAGATATGGAATATCATAATACTCTATGTTCCATCCAGTTACTACATCAGGTATATTAGAATTCCAATAATCAATAAATTTTTGAAGCAGTGACCATTCATTAGGACACTCGATATAATTTACATTCTTCTGCTTATTATTAAATGGATTAACACCCCAAGTTATAATTTGTTTAGTATTATAATCTTGAAGTGATATTAATAGTATCTCCTGATCTGCAGTTTCTGGATCAGGGAAACCATTCTCAGACTTAACCTCAATATCAAGAGTGACCAATCTAATCTTAGATATGTCAAACTTAATCTCATCCTCTGGATACTTATCAGATATGTATTGTGACACATACCTATCATTACCATATATTTTAAAGTTCTCTACATCTTGATACTTCTTATAAAACTCTCTACAATCTCGCACAAATCCAGGTTGAATACTTTCAACATATTCACCCTCTAAAGTTTTATATTTAGTTTCCTTTTTAGAAGGAACAAATAAAGTAGGATTATAATCATCCCTAAATTGAACATGCTCACCATTATCATAACCACGAACTAGGAACTTATTCCCAATCAATTGCACATTAGTATAAAACTTCATTTAATCAAGTTTTGATATTTCTCTAAAAGTGTAGGTTTAGGTTCAACCAATGTTAATATTTTATCAGAACACATCATAAACTCATTATCATTAGTAACATCTATTAACCAAGGAGAAAGAGTATCGTTTTCTCCCATTATAAATGGTTCAATTAACTTACAATTAGGATCTCCTATATCCATAGGAGCAACTTCTTCAAGCTGACTTATCAGCATCTGATTGTTCGTTAGAATCAGAACTTTTACTTCCATCTTTTAATACCTCCTCAGTATACATTGTTTTAATTTTATCGATTGGATCAACTATAGTAACTACCCAATCAGCAGTAATAGGAATCTTAGTATTCTTTGTTAAAGGACACCAAGGAAAAAGTTTAAGTTGATAATGATCTTTTTCATCATCTATCTTTAGAGATTTACTCTTTAAACTTACACTGCAAGGTTTAGTAAGAACATATCCCACTACCCTAGCATCATCCCCTTCTCCCACTATCATTTCTTTTATATCGGCAACTATATCTTCTCCTGATTTTAAAATAGCAAGTTTTACAGTCATAACTTAATAATTCCTATAAGTATTTTAACAATAAAATAGATAACAGTCAACCTCCCCCAAAATCATATTGATTTTCACTTATAAAATCAAGATAAGCATACCAATCGTGCTGCTCACACCCATTGTTTAAAGCATCATACATTAGATCAACAGTATTGTGATGAGGCATAATAGGATGCTTGTTACAATATTCAGGCACTACAAAAGCCATTAATAATGATCCTCTAGTCCTTCAACTGGTGTAGGTTTCCAGTCCTTACCATAGTATTTCTCTAGTATATTATGGTGTGGAGCACGATCAAGTTGCTCTTGAGTGAATGTAATCTTAGGTGGAGGTGGTGGTGGGAACAACTCCATTTGTATACCATGTGCTTCCCAGAACCATTCTTCTGGATCTTCTCCTTTCATATGAGTGAACCCATAAAAAGAACCATCATCTCTTACATACAAGAAATGATGGTCATGTGGATTGAGTAACCACATCTGACGTATTTTGTCTGTAGTTTTGTACCCTATCTCTTCTTTAGTTAACTTCTTTACCTGAGATTTCATACACCTTTCTCTTCTGATGCTCTGGTATAATCTTATTTAATCTAACAGTAAGAAGACCATTTGTAAAGTCTACCTCACTGACCTCAACATCATCAGATAGAGTCCATGTTCTAGTGAATGCTCTAGATGCTAACCCTCTATATACGTACTCATCTGTATCAGATTCTTTTTGTTTCCCTTCTACAGAAAGTCTATTAGACTCTGTAGTTACCTCAACATCTTCTTTACTAAACCCTGCAATAGCAAGTTCTAATCTAAATCTTGTATCTGTCTCTTTAACAAGATTATAAGGTGGATAATTGACATCTCCTGTTTCAAAGGTAGTGTCAAGTCTTCTCATCCAATCCTCTAGACCTATGCTATTTCTATGAATAGTGTCAAGGTATTTTGCTGTCTCAGGAACTGAGAGCGTAAGTGAATTTGGACCAAACATAATAGACCTCCGTAAGCGTCTTTAGTTAATAGTGGACCCCTAAGGCATCCATTACTAATTATACACGAAAGTCTTTTTATTCAGGTGTGGTTTCCTGTACCTTATTCTTTTTACCTATATTATACTTCTGTTCTAGTATCCAATCACCCTTATCCTTATATGAAAGAACCTTAATTTGGTTAAGAGGTGCTATATCAGAACAAGATTCTTCTTTAACAATACTAATCAATCCCCAGTCAGAGAGCAACTTAGTAATCCTATTACGTCTCTGAACATCATTAGGTGTAAGATTAGCGTGCTTACCATCTAATGCAAATAATTCTTTAAAATGTACGAGGTAATATCTTCCTTGCTTATGAAGTATATGACAGCTCTGATAGAGTTTCTTTTCCTTTCTGGATGCCACTCCTATTCTGGTCAAAGTCTCACGGACTTTTAAGAAATCATCAGGTTCATTCAAGAGAACCTCAACCATCATTTCAGGCGACCAGTTCACCTGTGGTTCTTGTGTAGTCATTGTGTTCCGCCAGTTTCAAGTCGTTGTTTAATAAAGTTCAGTTGAGTTTTATCTAGAATCTTCAGTGCTTGAGATGCTTTCTCATTACTATAACCATAGTATTCTTTAACACATTCTAAATCATTGACTTTATCTTTTCGGAGCCAGGGAGAAAATCTCTTCCGTTTCCTCACACTATTTAGATAAAATGAATATTGCATGTCCTTATCTAGGTTATGATACCTATTCATTTCATTAGCATACATTATAGTATCAATAAAACCTGATAGACATTTATTAACAATATAAGGAGGATATGTCTTTATATCATAGGATAAGTCTTCCTTATTAAAGTTTATAGAATTCAACCAATCTTTAAGTTCCATAATTAAGTAGCAATAGTTCCTTTCTATCATTCTGATTTCTCATATAGT